CAAAGCTGCTGACTACGTTGCCAGCGTATATCATTTTATGGAATATGAAATGAAGTCTAGCGATTACGGTAGTAAACTAGAAAACAGTGATGTTTATTCAGAGTCAGTGCGTAAGGCCTTTGAACAAAAGCTAATGGAAGCTAAAAAGCAAGCAGAAAAAATTAAAGCCAAAGCAGAAAAGATGGACGAAGGATGGGACGATATGCTTAAGGCAGTTAAAGATAGATCCGGTCCCCAACCTAGTGGCGGAAGTGGCATAAAGAAAGGTTCACGTTACGGTGGTAGTAAACAGAAAGCAGACGAACCAGAAAAGGATGATGACGATGAAAAGCCGACAAAAAGTAAAAAAGTTAAAGAAGCGGCTAAGCCAGATTATCTTGACTTCGACAAGGACGGCAACAAAAAAGAGCCAATGAAAAAGGCACTAAAAGATAAGAAAGTTAAAGAAGATTTAAAATTAAGCGAACTAAAAAAATCAACTCTAGGATCTTACGTTAAAAAGGCAAGTAAAGATGCTGTGAAAAAAACACGTGATTCAGATGCTGAAGATGAATATGGTGAACTGGCATTCCTAATACAGCAACAACTACAGTGCCAGGAATGAAAGCGACTCAACAAGATTTAAAGAAAGCTAATTCTAGTGCTGCGTTAGGAGAAAGTAAGTGCAATCATACTCCAAAAGGAAAATCTTGTCCAGTACATGGCCTGAAAGAATGTGGTAGTATGAGCGAAGCTAAAAATTTAAAACAACAAGCAGCCATAGCAATCGCTAAGAAAAAGGCCAAGTAATTATGGACATGAAAAAAATTCTTGCTGCTGTAGATAAAGCAGACAATAAAACTAAAACTTCTTCTGGCGACATGAAGAAGTTTTTATCTATTATCAACGAGTCTGCTACTAATCGTTTAAGTATGGCTGAACAAATGGCTGTACAACAGTATCAGGAACCGCGCAAGAATATTACTAGTCCAGTATTAAACAAAGATAAAGATGCTACTCCAAGCATGATTGGAAAGTATTTTAAAAAAATAGAAGACGAAATAGCAGAATCGGAAGGTCGTTATAAGGATCGTGCTAAACTATTAGCCGAAAGAGTAGCTGCTAAAATGAATGAACGCACTGCCGATGTAGATGATGCTGTTAAAGATTATCTTAACAAGGGTGGAGAAGTTAAAAAAGGTAAGTCGCATAAACCAAGAAAAAGTGAAAAAACTGATTTTGGTAGTAAACATATTGGCGGTAAAGGCGAAGTAGGTCAAGGTAAAGCAACAAAGATTGGAAAATCAGCTAAAACATCGCCTTCAGGTAAACCTGTTGTTACCGCCGAAGATTTGGAACACCTGATTAGAATACGCGATAATCTAAATGAACAAATTGCTCAATTAGAAGAATACTACAGTGCTCCACCAAACGACAGCAGAAGTCCTATATCAGGACCTCATCAGCCAGGATGTAAATGTAAAGAAGTAGAAGAAGGCCTGCGTGATCCTAAAGACAATCCATGTTGGAAGGGTTACAAGCCTGTAGGTACGAAGAAGAAAGGTGGACGTACTGTTCCAAATTGTGTACCAAAAGAATCAGTTCAGAAATCTGGACCAGCAGGACAGTTAAAAGCAAACGGTAAAGTAGATGTAAAAGGCACAGTACTCGGGTCTCCGGAAAAAAGTCAAAAAGGTCTACGTGGTAAATTAGTTGGTGGCGGGACATAAGAACACACCTTAGGACCGGTACTAGTTACCGTACAGTGTGGGGCGGCTGCTGCCCTAGTGAAACGATTCGCTACCGTGTAACTACAAAGTGAGCAGTATTTTAGGAAAGTATTATGGGAAAAGTTTACAGTAAATTAGTTGAAAGTTTTGGTTATATTGCCGAAGCACCTATTAATCAAACAGGATATGATCCTGAAAAGGTTCAATACGCATATCAAGATGGTAAAGCTAATCCTAATTGGCCTGGAAATAAGCCGCCCGCAGGACCGGACACAAGTGATTACCGAGATCCTAGAGGTCTTGATAACGTAACTAACGATCCTGTAAAACCTACACCAAAAAAACCTGGAATGTCTGGAAATGCTGGAACACGAGCATTTCAACACTGGTTAAACTCTAAAGGAATCAAAGTAGCGGTAGATGGCAAATGGGGTCCTGAAACAGCCGGTGGTAACCAAAAATATTTTGACACTTATGTAGTTGGAAAGAAAATTTCAAAAGAACAGCAAGATGAATACGAAGCTATGCGAGGTGTAGGCACTGCTCATAACGTCAGAGTATCGCCAGGAAGTGGCAATGTGTACATTGGTAGTCCAGAATATATTGCTACTATGAAGAAGTATGGATACGATGTTAAAACTGGTAATCCAGTCGGCGGAGCACAGTCAGCAACCCCTGGACAGTCAGGTCAAAGAAAAACGGGCGCACTTCCTTCCAAGCAAGAAGATATAATACTAAACAGTGTTGAAAAATTAGAAGCCATTTTTAAGAAGTACGGGATACAAGCTGAATGTGCTTATAAAGATGACGGATCGCTATTAACCGAAGACGATTGGGTATTAAAACATATCAACATGTTTTCTCCACAAGAACAAATGGAGATTTGGAAAATTTTAAGTGAAGCAGAACTAACTCCTTTTGGCAGTGTTGGATCTGATATTGCTGCTAGAAGAAAAGAAGCAGAAGCTCAACGTGCTAGAGCAGGAGTATCATCTGCGTATAAAGATAGTTTAGCGGCAGGACAACGATATCAACAGGGAGCTACTGCCGCTGCTCAAAACATGCCTCAGAAGCAAAGTACCTTAAGTAAGTTTGGTAAAAATTTAACAAACAGATTCGGTGCTGGTGGTGGTAAACGTGCTGCTGCCAAGGGTGTTGCTAAACTAGGACTAAGAGCTATTCCTTATATAGGCACAGCAGTATTACTTTGGGATATTGGTAGTGCCTTATACGACACATTCGCTACTACTGAAATTGCCGACTTAGATCCAGCAGATCAAGAAATTATTGCTCGTGAAATTAAAAATCTTACAGACATGAGCAAATCTGCTGATTATGCTAGTGTTTCAGAAGAAACTAAGAAACGAGTTACTGCGATATTAAACGCTGCTAATAAACTGGCACAACAAGCAGAAGCTTAACAAAAAGCCCCGCAAGGGGCTTTTTTAATGCCATGGACCTTGAAAACAATGTCTTACTTCATGTCCTACGCTGTGCATGGTTGTTTGTTTTCCAGTAATAATAGTACACTGATTACCATCATAGAAACTACAAGCCTGTACTCCATAACCAAATCCTTTAAATCCACGCTTACGTGATTCAGCTTCACAGGCTTTTTGAACATCATCAACTGGGCGCCAAGTTATGGTACTCTGAGTTGTATAATTGTTACTAGTATCAAAAGGTTTGTTTGGATCATCGTTAAATGCCATTGCATTTGTAGCAACAATCATCGAAATAATCAAAGCTGTAGTTTTCATATCTATTCAGAGTTAGTTAGTAGTGTTAGTATAATACACTCAAATGACATAAAAATCAAGTTGTTTTGGCAAACTTTCATTTGACATTATCTATTAATAATCTTATAATGATGCTTTCAAGGAGACTCTAATGAGTAGAATGTACGGACCCGAAGAAAAGACTAAACTAGAACGATTGATTAATGAAGGATCAACTGTACTAAGAGAAATCGAAGATTTACAAGAAGGGTTGAAAGAAACTGTGAAAGCAGTAGCAGAAGAACTAAACATTAAACCAAGCATTATTAACAAAGCAATTAAGATCGCTCACAAAGATAATTGGCGAGTACACGAAGAAGAATGGGATGAAATCGAAACTATTCTTGGTGTTACCAAAAATCTACCACAAGACTAATGATAGATTTACTAAGGCCTACCTTCGAATGGATTAAACAAGATTTTCAAAGTAATCCTTTTAGATTTGCGTGTGAAATATTAGCTTGGGCACTTTCCATTGCCTGTAGTATTATAATGGCTGTAACTGTGCCTGATCCACCATTGTTTACATTGTATCCAATGTGGATTTTAGCCTGTGCCATTTATTCCTGGGCTGCTTGGACTAGAAAAAGTTTCGGTATGTTAGCTAACTATATTCTGTTAACTACTATCGATACAGTAGGGTTGATCAGATTGATATGAAAGAATTATATAAAATTATACACATACCAAATTTAAAAGAACTTTCGGAAGAATGTTACAAAATCATTTATGAAGCTGGTATACCTATACACAATGATCTGTATAATTTAGATATACATCAAGAAGACAGATTTAAATCCCTGCCAATTTTAAAAAAGTTAATGGTTGATCTTGGATTTTATAATTATTGGATTCGAAGTGCTATTGTAGTAACTTATGATGATTTGCCAATACATAATGATGACACCGATGAGTTTTATTGTAGTTTTAATATACCAATAAAAAATACAAAGAACACTTATACAGTATTTTATGAAGCACTAGAAGAACCAAAAATCATGCATACGTTAGACGGGTATTCATATGCTGCTATCGATCCTCATGCTGCTAGAGAGATAGGAAGGTTAGAAATGATTAATGCTGCTGTTATAAACACATCGGTAGCTCATAACGTTGTCCATCATTCTAAAGAGTTACCGAGAATAAATTTACTATTAAGACTAGCTGGTTCTATTAAAATAGATGATTACAGTTTTAATTAACATTGTATGTAATTGGATACTAATGGGCGTAGCAGTAGGCTTATTATTTGTTCTTTGTTATTACTTTGCTGTTACTTGTGAAAAAATTTCTGATAAGATTGCAAGCACAGCTAAATATTTCAGAGAAAGGTTTAATCAGCCATAAATGATTACCCTGGTAATTGCGAGCCTGAAATCGCATATATGGAGAATAGATGTACGTAGACGCATACTTTAATCGCGACTCTGATGTCATACATGTTGTTGAACGAAACAACGAAGGCAAAAGAGTTTTCAAAGAACACCCAGTCAAATATACCTTTTACTATCCAGATGCTCGAGGTAAATTTACCAGCATCTATGGCGAACCTCTTACTAGAATTGTTTGTAAAACTAGTAAAGACTTTCATAGAGAATTAAAGATACACAACAATCAAAAACTTTATGAAGCAGATATTAATCCCATCTTTGTTTCACTAAGCGAACACTATCTAGGACAAGACGCTCCTAAATTAAATGCAGCATTTTTTGATATTGAAGTAGACTTCGATCCAGAGCGTGGCTATGCTAGTCCTGACGATGCTTTCATGCCAATTACTGCTATTGCTGTTCATCTTCAATGGTTAGATACACTAGTATGTTTAGCAATGCCTCCTAAAGGGCTAAGTATGGCAGAAGCTAAAGAACAAGTTAAAGAATTTCCTAACACACATTTATTCGATAACGAAGCTGATTTATTAGACACATTTCTTAATCTTATACAAGATGCTGATATATTAAGCGGTTGGAACAGTGAGGGCTTTGATATTCCTTATACTGTAAATCGTGTAACCAAAGTTCTAAGCAAAGACGATACAAGGCGCTTTTGTTTATGGAATCTACACCCTAGACGGAGAGAATATGAAAAATACGGAAAAACAGCACAAACCTATGACTTGGTTGGACGGGTACATCTCGATTACCTCGAACTATACCGTAAGTACACATACGAAGAAAGACACTCCTATCGATTGGATGCCATCGCGGAATACGAACTTGGAGAAAAGAAAACACCATACGAAGGCACGTTAGATCAATTATACAACAATGACTTCAAGACGTTTGTTGAATACAACAGACAAGACTGTGCGCTGCTAGACAAATTAGATAAGAAACTAAAATTCTTAGACCTAAGTAATAAACTGGCACACGAAAATACAGTACTGCTACAGACCACAATGGGTGCCGTGGCTGTTACTGAACAGGCTATTATTAACGAAGCTCATCGTAGAGGATTCCAAGTTCCTAATCGTACAAAGATGAGCGAACGAGAAGACACAGCCGCTGCTGGTGCTTATGTGGCATATCCTAAAGAAGGTATTCAAGACTGGGTAGGATCATTAGATATTAACAGTCTGTATCCTAGTGCTATTAGAGCATTAAACATGGGACCAGAAACTATTGTCGGTCAGCTCAAACAAACAATGACTGACGAGTACATAAGTGGCCAAATGGCCAAAGGTAAATCGTTCGCTGCTAGTTGGGAAGGCAAATTCGGCAGTCTGGAATATGAAGCAGTAATGAATAAAGAAATTGGTACAGATATCACTGTTGATTGGGAACAGGGTTCTAGCGAAATACTCAGCGCAGCACAAGTTCATCAATTAATTTTCGAAAGTAATCAGCCCTATATGTTAAGCAGTAATGGCACTATCTTTACCTACGAAAAGGAAGGAGTTATTCCTGGACTACTTAAACGTTGGTATGCCGAACGTAAAGAAATGCAGGCCAAGTTAAAGGAATGTATAGCTAATGGTAATAAAATTGAAGAAGAATATTGGGATAAGCGACAGCTGGTTAAGAAGATTAACCTTAATAGTTTGTATGGTGCTATTCTTAATCCTGGCTGTAGGTTTTTCGATAAAAGAATCGGTCAATCAACGACACTGGTCGGTCGACAAATCGCCAAACACATGGCAGGCAAAGTCAACGAAATAATCACTGGAGAATACAATCATGTTGGAAAAGCTATTATCTACGGCGATACTGATAGTTGTTATTTTTCTGCTTATACGACGCTTAAAAAAGACATCCAAGCAGGAAGTATTCCGTGGACAAAAGAAACGGTGATAAGTCTTTATGATCAAATCGGTGACGAAGTGAACAAGACATTTGCTAAGTTTATGGAAGATGCTTTCCATTGTCCTAGAACTAGGGGCGAAGTTATTAAAGCAGGACGAGAAATCGTAGGTAGTAAAGCATTGTTTATTACTAAAAAACGTTATGCTGTTCTTTACTACGATAAAGAAGGTAAACGAACAGACGTAGACGGCAAGCCTGGAAAGATTAAGGCCATGGGCCTAGATCTAAAGCGTAGTGATACTCCGGAATTTATTCAAGACTTTTTAAGTAATGTATTGGAAATGGTACTTACTGGTGCTACTGAGAACGAAGTATTAGATTATATCACTGAATTTAGAATAGCATTTAAGGCAAGACCAGGTTGGGAGAAAGGTAGCCCTAAACGTGCTAACAACATTACAGAATACGAAGCTAAAGAAAAGCGCCAAGGGAAAGCTAACTTACCAGGACATGTCCGTGCTAGTATTAACTGGAATACTTTGAAAAGAATGATGAATGACAAATACAGTGTGAACATTGTAGATGGTATGAAGGTAATTGTTTGTAAACTCAGAGATAATCCACTAGAATACAATAGTGTAGCGTATCCTGTGGACGAATTACGTTTACCACAATGGTTTAAAGATTTGCCGTTTGATCATTCCGAAATGGAAGCAACAATTATCGACAAAAAACTAGAAAATTTAATCGGTGTATTAAATTGGAACATCAGCAGTACAGAAGAAAAAAATACTTTTAACAGTCTTTTTGACTTCTAAACCTAAATAACTTTAAAGGAGAATAAAATGAAAGATATTTTAACTGACATCGTATCGCACACACACAGCTTGGGAATTATTCCTTTGGTAAAGATTACTGGCACAGAAGCAGAAACTATGATCGAATCCATGGCTGTAGATCGTAGCGTGATTATCAATGCTAAAACTAATAGTCCAGTAGCAGAATTTAATGGCACTTTCGGAATGCCTAATCTTGATAAGCTAAATTTACATTTACGCAATCCTGAATATAAAGAAAATGCTAAAATTGAAGTAATTACAGCAGAACGTAATGGAGAAACTATTCCAGTAAATCTTCACTTTGAAAATAGCACAGGAGATTTTGTAAACGATTACAGATTTATGAACCAACAAATCGTAAATGAAAAATTAAAAAGTGTTAAATTTAAAGGTGCTAGTTGGGATATAGAATTCGAACCTAGTTTAGCAGCTATCTCTAGACTTAAACTACAAGCACAGGCACATAACGAGGAAAGTGTGTTCCAAGTTAAAACTGACAATAGTAATCTAGTGTTTTATTTTGGTGATGCTAATACTCACGCAGGTAGTTTTGTGTTTGAAGCAGACGTTAAAGGAAAACTAAAGCAATTATGGAGTTGGCCTGTAAGTCAAGTAATGAGTATTCTTAACTTAGACGGTGACAAAGTTATGAAAATCAGTGACCAAGGTGCTATGATGATTACTGTAAACAGTGGCTTGGCTAGTTATGACTACATTTTACCAGCACAAACAAAATAAGGAGCAATAACAATGGGAATGCGAGAAAAAGATCAAGCAGATTTTGATTTAGAAACATTTGTAGACTTATTTGATACAGCGATGAGTTCAGATAATCCAGCAGTACAACGAGCACTAAAAAATTTAGTGTTAATTAGTGCTATAGTTAACGCACAACAAAATACAGATTCTATACGCAAAGGCCCTTTACGTAGAGTTATAGATGATATTCAAATTCTAAATAAGAGAATTGGTCAATTAGAAAGTGCCGGTTCTTATAGATCTACGTATGCTCCTAGTACACCTAGTCCTGGGACTGCTATACCTGGAATATATCAGCCGAGTCAAACTCAATGGCCTACTACACTACCTGGAACCATTCCTCCTGGGACTATTATCAGTGGCACTAGCGCCGGTGACAATTTTTCAGCAAGCGCAATGACCCAGATAGATGTTAGAGTAGGATCATTATTAGACAAGTTAGAAGCAAAATGAATAAACCTTTGAACAAAGACCTAACCACGGCACAAAAAGACTATGCTTATTTTTTGCCTGCTACCAGCGGATTCTATGCTACTTTCATAGGAAAACAACGGTATGGAAATTATGTAGATCCTGCTCGTATTCCTGCTGTGTGGAAAAATGGCGTAGAAAGTTTAAATTATCTTGAGCCAGACAAAGGACTATTTTATTACAGTCATTGTCTGTATTCAGCAGGTCATGCTAATCTAGATCTTAAAAAGTCTGACGAAGGCGAAGACATGTTTCGTAATCGTGATCGTAGTACATCATGGGTCTTGGGAGATTCAGGAGGTTTCCAGATTGGTAAAGGTGTTTGGGAAGGTGAGTGGAAAGATCCTAATGGGCCTGAAGTTCAAGCAGCTATGGCTGAGGCTGTAGCAAAAGGTATCGAATTAGTACCACAACTAGATGCGTCAGGAACTCCTAAAGTAGATAAAAAAGGAAATCCTAAATGTACCAAAGTAGATCATGTTAAAGTATATCAAGCAAAACTAGATGCTGCTCAAAAGAAAAGAGAGCAAGTGCTTGCTTGGATGGATGCGTTAATGGATTACGGAATGGTGCTGGATATTCCGGCATGGGTAGGTCGCAGTCCAGTCGGGGCAAAAAATAGTGGCATTTCCACTTACGATCAAGCTGTAATGGCTACAAAATATAACAACGAGTATTTTATTAAACATCGTAATGGTAATTGTAAATTTTTGAACGTACTTCAAGGAGAGAACCACGATCAAGCCGACGATTGGTACGAAAAGATGAAAGGATTCTGTGATCCTAAAATATATGGCGATAAAGCATTTAATGGCTGGGCTATGGGTGGTCAGAATATGTGCGATGTACACTTGGTCTTAAAGCGACTAGTGTCATTACGATTCGATGGCTTATTAGAAAAAGGTCAACAAGATTGGATGCACTTTTTAGGTACAAGTAAATTAGAATGGGCATTGTTGTTAACCGATATTCAACGTGCTGTAAGAAAATATCATAATGAAAATTTTACTATTAGTTTCGACTGTGCCAGTCCATTCTTAGCTACAGCCAATGGACAGATTTATGTATCTACCGAAATTCAAGATAGAAGTAAATGGTTATACAGAATGTTGCCTAGTGCCGATGACAAGAAGTATGCTACAGATACTAGAGAATTTATCGATGCTGTTAATCAAGATAATATTTTCAATGGTAGAACTTTTACAAATAGCCCAGTGATGGAAAATGTTCCTATTAAAGATATCTGTATATATAAGCCCGGCGACCTAAATAAAATAGGTAAAGAAGGACGTACTAGTTGGGATAGCTTTAGTTACGCAATTATGATGGGCCATAATGTTTGGCAACACCTCAACAGCGTACAAGAAGCTAATCGACAATATGATTTAGGACTTTGTCCTGCCATGTTAGTAGATGAAAAATTTGATAGAGTTTATTTTAAGGACATTATTGAAGCTATCTTTTCTACTGATAATAGAGAAATAGCAGAAACAATAATCGAAGAATACAGCAAATATTGGATGGCTATTCCTGGAACTAGAGGTGCTGTTGGGAAGAAGACACTTAACAATTCTACAACATTTGCCAATCTGTTTGACATCGAAGAGTCGACTGTAGTAGAATTAGAGCAAGACTTATTAGACGAACTAAAACTTGACGAACTTGAAGAAAGTGTAAAATGACTTTGCCAGATGAAAGATTTCGAGCTGTGCTTAGAACAAGAGAGTTTTTAGCAAATTTGTGTAATCCAAAACACACTCCTCGAGTACCTAAAATTATTAGAGATGAAGCAAGATGGTGCTTACGACACTATCCTGACTATTACGATATGAATAAAACATCTCAAACAAGTCCGGATATTTTTCAAGAAAGAATGGAACCTGTAACTAGACTTTTTAAACAGTACGAGGAAAGTAAAAATGATCACAATTAAAGATTTTATGGAAGTCGTTGACTATCGCATTACTGAAGGCAGCGATTTCCTATGGCAGTGTTTTGGTCCTAATGCTTACTGCTTAGACAGTTGGAATAGTAATTTTGAAGGTTATAGCATTGGTATAACATTTGATACTAAACATCAAACTGTATACAAATTTGAAGCACACGATTACAGCAGAAACAATAGCTATCGCTGGATACACCCTGATTGGAAAGAAATAGCTGCCAATGAAGCTAGAAATCGAGGAATAGATCATAGTGAAGCATGGGACGATGTCAAATATATTGATTTAGATCTAGCAGAAGATATGTTAGAAAAAGCACGAGCTATTGCTAATGGCGTCGATTACGATGAACGAATTAAAGTTCCATTAGAATTGCCCGATAGCTTAATGAATAAATTATTTAGGTTGGCGCACGAACAAGATATAACTCTCAACGAATTAGTAGAAAACATTCTCAAAGAAGAACTTAAAATTCAATGAAGAGTCTTATTATAGGTATTTATGATGGTTAAGAATAATATGTGGCGTAGTAATATCAAAGAACTACAAGAATCGGCACAATCAGCCGACAGAGTCAGACTGAATTGGCTGAACAAAGATCGTGTACCTAGTCCAGGAAGCTGGTTTACTACAAGAAAACTAGCCTACGGTGGTGTTAGTCGTGATCTAATGCCTCATTTGCTAAGTCTGTATATAGCATTAAATTCCGATTGGCTAACTACTGGCATGAATGGCAGATCTAGTTTGATGAGATATCATTTAAAAGATTTATTAAACACAGAATACGGCACAGTTAATTTAGATGGCACATACGATGTAGATGATTTTGCCACTATACGTTTTAGTAACAAATGGGAACTCACCGCAGATTGGCGAACACTAGATCAAGATAAACGTAATATAGAAATGGACTTTGGAAATAGCACGTTCAAACACGAATTAGGGCTTTGTCCAGAAGACGCCTACGAGCGTATGATTGACGATGCTGTACGAAATCTTAATAAGTGATGGAAAGTTTGTGGAAGAAGAATGGACTAAACCTGAACCCACAGACGATGAAATCGAAGTCAAGGCCGTGATGACAGGTGTATGTCGTAGTGACATAGATATGATGATGGGTAAGTTTCCTATGCTACCTGCTCATATGAGCGGCCACGAAGGGTTAGGCATTGTTACTAAAGTTGGCAATCAAATAATAAATGTTAAAGAAGGCGACTATGTAGCAACTCGCGGTGAGCCAGCGTATGCTGACTATTATAATGTTAGAGTTAGAGAATTTGTAGTAGTTCCTAGTGATGAACCTAAATATATTTTAGAACCAGTAGCTTGCGGTATTAATATTATTAAACAAAATAGTACATTAATCCAAAGCAAAGCATACGATACATCTAAATGTTTGATAATTGGTAGTGGCTTTCTTGCCTGGGTAGCATATAATACATTAAAGCTAGACTTTTACAAATTTGGTACAATCGAAGTTTGGGGGAATAGTAACCAGGAACTTTGGAGTAGTGAAAATGTGCTAGTAGAAAAACCAAGTTACGAAAAATATGATGTGATTATTGACATACGAGAACACACAGAAGTGCTAAAGCGTAAACTACTAGCTCCTCAGGGCATTTGGATTATAGCTGCAGAAAAAGAACCGATCACTACTACATTCAGTGAATTACTTTGGAATGCTAACACCATTGCTATGCCCAGTCCAAGACATCATAGATTTTATGATGCGATGTACGAAGCAAAAGTTTGGGTAAAAACAAATAATTTAAATGTTGACACATTTTGGTCCAAATGCTACAATCGTAACACTGAGTGGCAACAAGCATTCGAGGATG